AAGTTTTTTGCGACCTCCATGAAAATCAATAAAAACCCAAAGTTTTACAACTTTCTATAGAGGTCAAGAAAGAACGATAGAAAAATGCGCGGCCTCTCCCGCAGTCGCTACCAATAACCTTTAGCAATTCACGAACTCTTGCAAAAAGGGGTCCGCGCACGTAGCATATATCATCAAGTAAAGGATATGCTATTTTTCTTCAGAGTTGGAGGGTTTCGAAGCAGACTTAGACCTATCCATCTCTGAATCAATGATTTCCTGGCCGACTTCAAGGCCATCAAACTTATCCATACGAGAAAACGAATTAGGGTCGAAATCGATATCCGGGTTGAAATTTTCACCCTTCTGGAAGTCGGCAGGGTCTGCAGTCACATCGGGGCGACCGGGCAAAACCTCAATAGTACCAGAACCTTCGAGAACCGACATAACGCGACGTCCTCGCGAGATATACTCGGGGATGTCGTCGAGAAGCCAATCAAGTGCCATAGCAATAAAGTATTAACGATTAGACAAACGAGTTGCAAAAGTCTTATTAATCAAATTCTTCTTCTGAACGGCATAAGACATATTCACGAAAAAGTTGTCCTCCAAGTTTGAACTAAAAGGAGAGTTGACCTGAGCCATGTCAACAAAAAGCGCCGGAGCATAGTTCGCCGAAGAAGGCCAATAAGAAGGCCAATAAACCTGACGCTGCTGTACCCAGTAAGAGTAAAGGGAAGGCAGATTTGTGTTGGAGTTAACGGCCGATATTTGACCTAAAACCTCGTCGTAAGACGCGCGAAACTCGTTAAAACAAGGCTCTTGCGCAAACACAGAATTAACGGAGAGCGACGGAAGCTGGTTAAACCGCCAATTAGGAACAGACTGATAGCCAATATCGTTGTAGATGGGGTTGAAGTAGTCAGAGCCTTCGTAATTCAAGTAATCAGGGCGAATGCCGCTCCAATAATAAACGGGTCGAATACTCAGCATGTCGATCATATAGCCGGGCTCGCGAAAATAATAAGACTGGCGACGACCAAGGCGATCATTAAACGCGATAGAGCCGCCTTGCTGCCCGAGGGGCTGGCCACCCGAAAAGTTGTTACTACCAGATTGATTCATAACGATCTGAACGTTAATGGTCTGAGAGGCACTAAAAAGCAGCTTAGGACGGTCGACGTGTTCAATCTTTGATGCAAAAAAAGTCTCCAGCCAATCGCTGTAACGGCTGCCTCCGGCTCCGAGCAAATCCTTGTATTCCTGAAGACGAGAGGCAATAGCTAATTGAGGAATCGTGTTTACACCGCTCATGGATACGGCAGAGCCGGAACCAATGGGAAGCAAACGACTAAATCTATCAGGATTCGAAGGCACGACCGCCATGGGATGAGCTAAAATGAAGGCTATCGAGTTGATCAAACCCTTCGTTTCATCTCGCCCTGAAAATTGATCAGTCGGCCCGACGGTATCCATGACAAGGTTTGCGGAACTGTTGGAAACAACAGGGTAGCCGTCAGAGGCGGCGCCAGCCGCAGAACCCGAAGAACCAATATCCGAGCGTATAATCTGGTCAAAAAGATTTCGACGGTTGTACGTATTATTAGAAGACGGCACAGATGAGGGATAAAACTGACTCTCATAGTAAGCATCGAGATGCTGCAAATTGCCGTAGCGCTGAGTAAAAAAAGAATCAGAGCCGGGATCGCCAAACTTATAAGTAATCGCCGAGCCAGAAGTCGCGGCGCTTGTATAATACCAGGAGGCAGGCCACGCAAAAGAGTACAAGTTCCACTGCGAATAGCCATAATAGTTTCGAACAATGTCCCAGTAAGCCAAATAACTGTCAGCGGTTACCCATTGCATTGGAGAGGCGGAGGCGGGGAGCACGGTACCGGGAGTGGGCGCAGCCGAGGTGTAATCGATCGAACGATTGCAGACTCGCAGCCAAAAAAGGAGAGAGTTCGTAAAAGGCGTAGATACAGCAGGGGTCAGGCCGACGCCGGGACGGCCGGGAATTGCGGGAATCCAATTCAGACTCAACTCGTTCATATCGAAGTTACTACTATTCGTCCTCAACTCAGGGTGATACAGCTGAAGCGGCACCCAAAAACGATGCAAACGAATAGTGTAGGGATTAAACGTTGGAACGGCAAGCGGGTTGCTGCGAACGTCGATGCCCTGCTCGATAGAAACACGGTCGCGAGCATTAATAAAATCGATCCGCACCGGATATAAAATACCCGGCGTACACGTAAAGGCTTTACTCTCGGGAACATCATAGCGAGAGTAGCCGTTTACAGCATGCGAGATAAAAGGTTGTTTGCCCATAAATTAAATGATTAGTTGAAGTTTATAGTGATCTCTCCAAAACTGAAGAATATCTTGGTCTAACCAAGCGGGAGGATCAAAGTCAGGCAGCCTGCGAGAGGAGGCGGAAAAACGCATTATCTGCTTCTGCTCCCATGCATATGACGCTCTACGGGATACGGCGGAATTGAGAGAGAACCGCTCAACACACAGAGACACAATACGCTTAACCAGAGGAGACTTGCTAAAACGTGAATAAGCATCAGCAGCGGCAATCGAGCGAGCAACGTCGTCCTCCGATTTAAGATATCTAAGATAATATCGAGGAATCGCGTAATTATAATTGATACGCTTCTCAAAGTCAAAGTAAGACCACGTTGAAGTACGGGCAGTAGGGCGAGGCATATAACCGAGAAAATCACCAACGCCAGCAGATACGAATTTTCGCGTATAACGGCGATGTTGGAGGAGGCAAGATAAAGGTGTAGATTTTCCATCTAAAATAACATTTTGATTAGATATTTCTGTGGGATCAAAATAAATCTGCTTAGTAACGTATTTAACAACGTATCGCGCCCGCTTGTGTGTACCTTTAGCGAGCCAAACGAAACCTAAATCACGAACAGCAGATCTGATTTCATTGTAAACGCAGTTGGTTTGGAACAAAAAACCATGGAAGTGAAGACGTGGGGCCGAGCCTGTCTCCGGGTGAGTTCCAAACTCCTGAAAAAAAGCATGTTTAAAGGAGTGGCCGAGTTTATGACGCACCCGCTCATTCCACCGCCGAATAAATTTAGAAGGATCTCGCAGCGCCTCATCGTAGTACTTAGGCGATATAGTAATTGTAATGAAAATAGCCTGCTGACTATCAGCCTTGCATCGAGCAAGCTCGCGCTCGAGGCGGACAAACCAATCATTACGCTGACGGCGCAGGCAGTCCTCGCACTTGCCGCACGGGACCATAAGCCATTGCCGGGCGATATCCCAAGGTCGAAGAGCAAGTGCAGACTTTGCAACATCAGAACCGCCTCGACAAGGATTCTTCTTATCGAAATAACGACGATTGCGTATCCATATGGGGGAGAGGCAAGGCATTATAGAAAACTTCTAAGACAATCAAATTTAATAGAAGGATAATCGAGACGACAGCGAATGAGGTAATCATTAGCAGGTACTTCGTCGGAAAACCAAGCAATGACAACTCGCTTTTTACCACGATACGCTGCAACAGAGAAGCGATAGGGAATACTGTCAATCACAGGAGAAAACCGGGGGCGAAAATCAAACTTATCCATAATCGTAAAATAATACTTTGCGCTTCGAAAGGCGGTACTTTCGAGCGCGAAAACTGTTTCGTTACGCCGCTCGACGGCCTTAACGGCCGGGACGCTTCGCGTCTTCGAGCTCCATGGCTCCACTTCACACTCTATATATCGAATAAATTCGGTGATTTTAAAAACAAAAGCTCCCAAGAGAGAGAGCAAACTCTCCCAGGAGCTTCATAATCAAAGAACTTTTCCACCAAGAGGACGAGTTACTATTCTAGTTCCCTTTCCCTTTTTTTTTCGACGAGCCTTCATCGCAATCAATATTAAAATCAAACAAAATGACAATCGTATTGTCAAAAAATTCGATATCGAAGCCCGAGAGACGACTGCAAGCGTTAACAATGTCGGAGAGCTTCGAGTGATCGATGTAGAGAGAATCGCTGATATACGAGCTCTTCAAGTAGGGTGCAATCGGAGAATCAGCAACGGCACTAAAAGGAATAGAGTTGAACTGACCGTCCTTAATACAACCTACTTGGGCAAGGTCGATTTTGAGAGCCGGATTGACGCGGCGGATAACGACGTGGATCTGTGCCATAATAATACAGTTTAAAGGTCAGACTTGAATTTGTTGCAAAACTGCTTCCATAGATTTGACTTGTCTACCCAGAAGTCATAACCTTCCGGAGTCATAGCAAACGGAAAAAACGTGGAAATAATAGCACCGAAGCCGTGAACAGACAAAAGACTCAGGTTGCGAAGCCTAATACGCAAATTGTGGCGAAAAGTCCGGTTATTCGGATAAAATTTCTCAAAATTCTCCTTATACGCAAGGAACAAATTTTGGTGGACAAGCCACTTAGTGAACATAACCTCGACGACATCGATGGAGAGATCCGAGAGTCTAGGCGATTTTTTTGCTTTCATAGTAATATGGTTATTGGTTTACAGTGCAAATGTAAGGCAGAGAAAGTTAACGATAAAGTTCAAAAAGTCGAGAATATTGTTCAATTTCACCTTACATAGCGACGGCTGGCCCTCGTAGTTCCAGTATATCTGCCATCTTTACCGTAAATTTCTCTAGTCTCATCGTAATCGACAGGGGTAGGACGCTTCGTAACGGCCGAACCGGCGATAGCCATGGCGCCAACCAAGGCAGTTTTCGCCAAACCATAACCAAAAGCATTCTTACTGGACCGATTCTGAAACCAGCGACCCGAGAGGCCTTGTTCGCCTTCTGAAGCGGCGAGACCCATAAGCTTCTGATGAATCTGGCGACCTGTCATCTTCATCGTTCTGCCGGTAGGCCTACCCTTCTCATCAACCTCGGGAACGTCAATCTCTGAGTCCCAATTAAGATCAAACCACTCGCGAAGATCAGCCAGGCTAACCTTACGTATCTCGGATTCAACACTCAGAACATCACCGGAAGCGGCAGATTCGTAGGCAGCGGCGAAATCCCGGGCGACTTGAGCAGCGTAAATAGAATCGAAATATTTATCATTATATTTCTTGATCTGATTTGCTTCCTCAACGTGTTTCGCATACATGGCAACGAAGTCTTGAAACTTATATGTAGACATAAGATC